TTGGGCAGTCGTAGGTGCATATACCCACTTCAAATACTTTACATAACTAAATAATATTTCGTACTTATTAGCATATCAAAACAAATGAGCGACTTATTAGCCGCCCAAGATTCGATATCACCATTTGTAGCAATCCTCTGGGTTTTTTATCCTATGGCTGCTTTAGTTCTAATAGAACTACTTCTTCGTGCATTCAACGATGATGACGATGATCAAGATGGTGGTAAAGGAATCCGTGTTCGTCAGCAAGAACCAATAATGGTTCCTTCAGGAACATGATAGATAGTATTCTAATACAAATACCTGTAGGTGCTCACGGTTTACTGGAGTTTGCCTTCTTTGTAGGTGTTGGAATTACAGCTAGTTCGATTGGTATTATTTGATGGATAAGTTTAAGGAGGATAGTTTAAAGATTTTATTCTCTGAATTTCCTCCTGACAAATATGATCCTGTGTCTATACATACATGTGCAGATGAATGGGTAGCTAAACAAGTAGTTACTACAGGCATCGTTGCTTACTACAGGGCATATTATGCAACCCGTTATGGTCGGTAATTACTTTCAAGATTTCTTGAACGTAATTCAAAACAGGTTTATTAACAAAGAAGAAAGATGGGGCTTCACTCAAAGCATGAGTGAGGATCCCATCTTTTTTACTAGCATAACTTATTATAAGATGTTAGTGGAAAATAATGATCTGTTAGACTTACCTGCAAAAGCATTAGTCTTTAGTGATCAGTGGGATATGACAGCAAAGAAAGAATTTGAACATGGTATTATAAGAAGAAAATTTCCTAAGTGTATTGATACACCAGTTATAGGATACTATCCTCCTAATGGATTTGTAGGATGGCATACTAATTGTGAAGCACATGGATATATTATTCTATTCAACTGGTCAGAAGATGGTGAAGGATTTTTTAGATATATCAAAGATGGTAAGATGGATACTCTAAAGGATGGGAAGGGATGGAGTTGTAAGGTAGGATATTTTGGAGACAGTCCAGAAGATTATCTGTGGCACTGTGTTAGAACTGAGTGTCGTAGGTTTTCTTTCTCATATAGATTTCAAAATAAGGAGGACTGGCAACAGGCAGTTGACTTGATCCAATCATAGTGGTACAATATATTCATAACATGTTAAATGATGAAACTTCGTGATCCTATGAGACTGTCTGAAAAAACCTTGAAGATCTTACAGAACTTCACTACTATCAACCAGTCACTTTCCTTCAAAGAAGGAAATAAAATAAGAACTATTTCTGTCATGAAAAATGTATTGGCAGAAGCAGAGATAGAAGAGTATATTCCTAAGGACTTTGCAATCTATGATCTTCCACAATTTTTGAATACATTATCTCTTTATAAGAACCCAGAGGTAGATGTCTCCACATACACCTCACATGCCCTTATAAAGGACGGTAGTCATAATCGTGCTAAGTTCTTCTTTTCCGATCAGAGCATCATTGTAGCACCTCCTGAGAAGGAGATGAAGCTACCTAGTGAAGATGTATCGTTTACTATCAAGGAAGGAGATCTTCAACGTATTTTGAAATCATCTTCTATAATGCAGTTACCAGACCTATCTGTGGTTGGTGGTGATGGTGTTATAAAATTACTTGTTAGTGATCGTAAGAATGATACATCTAATGAATATGCTATTGTTGTTGGTAATACAGACCATACATTCTCATTCAACTTCAAGATTGAGAATATCAAAATGATTCCAACAGCATATGATGTAAAAATATCTTCTAAGAACCTTGCAAGATTCTTCAGTTCCGACTATAATTTAACATACTTCATTGCCTTAGAACCAGATTCTACTTATGTCTGAACCTGATCTATCTCCAGAACAACAGAAGGAGGTTGATAAACTATTGAAGAGATACAAGAAGTTGAAGAAACTTCAGAAGTCTAACTTCTTTACCATTCAAAAATTGAGTGGTAAACGTACTAAGATTGACGAGGTATTGGATGCCGACTAGACTATGGAGGGTATGGAAGTATGCACTGGGTTCGTTCTCTGATGAATCGACCAAGAGGTATGATAATCTTGTACTCATTGTTCGATCTTTCATCTTTCTTACTTATCTCGTTACTAATTGTTTTATCGTTTCGGGGGTAATCCGACACTGGAATGACTGACTTTATATGGGTTGAAAAATACAGACCCAAAAAAATTGAAGATTGTATCTTACCTGAAAGTATAAAGAAAACTTTTAGGGAATTTTTATCTCAAGGTGAGATACCTAATTTACTTCTTAGTGGTCCTCCTGGTATTGGAAAGACCACAGTTGCTAAATGTTTATGTGAAGAACTAGGAGCAGATTACTATGTCATCAACGGATCAGATGAAGGACGATTCCTCGATACCGTCAGAAACCAAGCAAAATCTTTCGCAGCTACGGTCTCTCTTACGTCAGGTCAAGGACACAAAGTCATCATCATCGATGAAGCAGACAATACCACTGCCGACGTACAACTCCTTCTTAGAGCGAATATTGAGACCTTCTACAACAACTGTAGATTCATCTTCACCTGTAACTACAAAAACCGAATCATTGAACCCCTCCATTCGAGATGCTCAGTTATCGACTTCGGAATTACAGGAGATGAAAAACCAAAAATCCAGGCAGGATTCTTCGAGAGACTTGTATCCATCTTGGACGGAGAAGGGATTAACTCTGATAAGAAAGTCCTCCTCGAACTTATCAGAAAACACTACCCAGATTGGAGAAGAGTCCTCAATGAATGTCAACGATATTCAGCAGGGGGATCAATAGATTCTGGTATTCTTTCAGAGTTATCTGATGTAAATACCACTGAGTTAATTGACTACATAGCGAAGAAGGAATTTCTAAATGTTAGAAAATGGATCGTTCAAAATATAGATAACGATCCTAATAAAATCCTTAGGAATTTGTATGATACAATGTATGATCATATGAAACCTAAATCCATTCCAGAAGCTGTGCTCATCATTGCCAAGTATCAATATCAATCTGCATTTGCAGCAGATAATGAGATCAACTTATTAGCAGCGATGACAGAGATTATGGTCAATTGTGAATTTAATTAAAAACTAACTAATCATGTCTAAAGAATCTCAAGGAATGAAAACAGCAGTCGTTATTGAAGAACAACCTGTGTGTGCCCCACCTGTTCAAGAGCCTTCCTTTTGGAATGATTATGCCACTATTGGTGCAATAGGTATTTTCGTATTCGTAGGTTTATCTGTAATTGGATCTTATTGGCTTATAGGTAAAGGCAAATGAGATGTTTAGTTACTGGTGGAGCAGGCTTTATAGGATCTCATATTGTCGGTAGACTATTACGTGATGACCATGAGGTCGTTGTAATAGATGATGAGTCTGCAGAAACAAATGAATTCTTCAATTGGTATGATGACCATGCTGAAAATCATACTGTAGATATTACTGATATTGATGCATGTCGTCCATTGTTCAAAGGAGTTGATGTTGTATTTCATTTAGCAGCAAAGTCTCGTATTCAACTTACGATGAACGATCCATTTGGTTGTATGAAAACCAATGTGCTCGGTACTCTAAACATGTTGGAACTATCAAGAGAAGCAGGTGTAAAGAGGTTTATAAATTCATCTACTTCATCTTCTTATGGGTTGAACAATGTTCCACCTCTTGAAGAGACTATGCCAACTGATTGTTTGAATCCGTATTCAGCAAGTAAGGTTTCGGCTGAGACTTATTGTTATATGTACTATAGGTTACATCATCTTCGTACTATAACTCTTAGATATTTTAATGTGTATGGTCCTCGTGAACCTTTGAGTGGTCCTTATGCTCCTGTAGTTGGGTTATTCAAACGACAGAAAGAAGCAGGTGAACCTATGACTATAGTAGGAGATGGTAATCAACGTAGAGATTTTACTCATGTCGATGATGTAGTAGAAGCAAATATGTGTGCTATGAATAGTATCATATCAGGTGTTGTTGTAAACATAGGAACAGGAACAAATTATTCTGTGAATGATATCGCAGCATTGGTAGGAGGAGATACTGTAAACATTCCTGAAAGACCAGGTGAAGCAAGAGAAACTCTTGCTAATATAGAAAGAGCAAATAATATGATAGGATGGAAACCTACAATCTCTATAGAAGATGATTTTTCTAGCACTTCCCAACGAAGTATTTGAACCACTCGTTCTTGTATTGGGATTAATATGGATCAATTTATTACTGACATCATTACCTACGAATGAAAAAAAGTCTAAAGACTCCTCTAAGATATCCAGGAGGAAAAAGTAGAGCTGTTCAAAAGATGGCTCAATTCTTTCCTAATCTTAGTGACTATGCAGAATATAAGGAACCATTTATAGGTGGTGGATCTGTTGCAATATACATCTCTCAAATGTTCCCACACTTGAACGTCTGGGTAAATGATTTATATAAACCATTAGTAACTTTCTGGGTTGGTTTGAGAGATGAACCAGAACAGATGGTTGAGAAGCTAAAGCATTATAAAACAAGACATCCTGATAGATCTTCTGCAAAAGGATTATTCAATCGGTGTAAGGATGTAGTTAATGATGAGAATGTAAATTATATTGATAGAGCAGTTGCTTTTTATATTGTAAATAAATGTTCATTCAGTGGTCTTAGTGAGTCATCTTCGTTCTCTCCTCAAGCTAGTGAGAATAATTTTACATGGAGGGGTATTGAGAAATTACCAGAGTTCTCAAATATAATCAAACGTTGGACTATTACCAACTATACATATGATCGTTTTATACAACAGAGATCTCCTGTAGTAAAGACTTTCATATATCTAGATCCACCATATGAGATCAAGTCTGCTCTGTATGGTAAGAAGGGTTCCATGCATAAGCACTTCGACCATGAAGATTTTGCTAAGGTATGTGATACTGTACCATCAGATACTTTGATAAGTTATAACTCATCACAGTTGATCAGAGACAGATTCAAGTCATGGCAAGCAGTAGAGTTTGATCATACCTATACCATGAGGTCTACAGGTGACTATACAAGTCAGCAAAAAGAAAGAAAAGAACTTTGTTTACTTAACTACAAACCTGTGATATGATATATAATAGGTATAAATTACTAGGTACATGAACTTACTTGTCTTCCCTGCATTCATCGGAATCGTTGCAATTGGTATAAATGTTCTTCCAAATCTTGTAATGGTATAGTATAATAGATAGTGTAATTAGAATTATGTTATGCTATCTACTAAGTATCGTTTAGAATTGACTGATATATGTTGTCGTATGATCACTACAGACGGAGTACCAGTTACTCTGGATGAAAGAATTTGGATGAATAAATTATGTGATCACAATGCATCTGCAAAATCATTAGTAGAATCTTTATTATGTCCTTATAAGGTAGAATGACTGTATACCAACACTGGGATCCTCTAAAAGTATGTGCTGTTGGTAGAAGTTATCCACCAGAGTTTTATAGCAGAATCAAGAATACTAAAGTCCGAAATGCAATGGAGAAGATTGCAATCGAGACTGAAGAAGACTATCAGAAACTAATAAGTAAATTAGAAGAGTTTGGTGTCACTGTTCTGAGGACAGATCTAAGTGATGATCCAGAAGTATATGTAAATGATAAAATACCACACCCTAAAGGTGAAGGTCATGTAACAGAGTATCCTCCTATGGTACCAAGAGATTATACTGGTATGTTTGGTGGTACTTTTTTTATGCCATCAAGAAACTATGGAGATAATATTGATATAAGAAGTGTTTATAATAGATTATGTAACTCTCAGTTGTCTGATCTTACATACCGTGAGAAATTGATGGCAAAATTATTGGAGGATGCATTAGAACCAGATAAGAATTTGTCTACATCTATGTCATTATTCAAGTTTCGTACTAATAAAAAATTCCATCATGGCACTAAGGTTTTAACAGGTATAGATTTTGATAAGATTAAAGATGAAATAATCAAAGCAGAGACTATGCAGATAGGTTCTGTTAATAAGTGTCCTAATCATAATAAGTTTTATCCTTATGCTACGATAGAGAAGTGGTGTAAAGATAATGATGTCCCTATCATATACGATCAGTATGTAAATACTGCTACTAGCATTAGATGTGGCAAGGATTTATATTTTAGTTTCTGTAATGTTATCAATAAATTGAATCAGAAGAGTTTTGATGAGAAACTTAGAAGATTCTTTCCAGACTATCGTATACATTATCTGGCAAATACTGGTCATAGTGATGGTAGTACATGTGCAGTCAAGCCAGGTCTTGTAGTATCTCTAAAAGGTACAGAAGATTGTAAGAAGTTATTTCCTGATTGGGATGTGTGTTCCATAACAGGTGAGGGATGGGATAAGGTAGATGGTTTTCTTAAGATGAAGGAGAAGAATAAAGGAAAATACTTTGTTGCTGGTGAAGAAGATAATGATGACTTGATAGAATATATGGATAGTTGGTTATCACACTGGCAACTCTATGTTGAGGAGTCAGTCTTTGATGTAAACATGTTAGTTATTGATGAAAAGAATATTATATGTAATGGTTATAATGAAAAGGTATTCAAGTACTTTGAGAAGCATGGTGTCACACCTCATATAATTAATTTTAGACATAGATATTTTTGGGATGGTGGTCTCCACTGTATAACATCTGACCTTCATCGTGAAGGGGAGCAGAAAGATTATTTTCCAGAACGAGGTGAGGCAAGATCCTTTCTAATATGACACCACAGTTACAACAATGGATAGAATTTCTACAGAAACCAAGTAAGGCATTCAGTGGGTTACCTCCATGTCCATTTGCTAAGGCATCTTTTCAAAATAATAAGGTAGAGATTATTGATTATGTAAATCTTCTACAGGTTATTGAGTATATGAATAAACCTTGGGAGAAGGATGTTGTCATATTTGTAATGAAGAATGAACCTGTACATTATATCGAGCATGTAGCATTGAAGCTATCTGTAATGTATCCTGATTTTATATTTCTTGAGGAACATCCAGATTTAGTTGAAGAGATTGATGGTGTAAAAATGAATAGTGGTATGTGTATGCTGCTGGTTCAAAATAGAAAACATTTAGAAGATGCTAGGTCTGATCTTAAGAAGACTGAGTATTATAATAAATGGACTCAGGAATTGAAAGATAGAATCTGGAATAAATAAGTTTATATCTGGAATAGCTATGAAATTTGCAGAATATATGCTAAAATGTAGAGACCTCTCAGAGGGAGGGATGTCTCGTGTGGTTCGTAATTCCAAGAGCCGTAGTACAGCAGTTATGACTGCTAGTCGTGGAGACAAGTCTAACAAGCAAAATAAGGCTGCTAATAAGGATCTTCAAAAGAAGGTTCGTAGTTTAGGGTATGGATATAGGAAGGTTGAAGGTTCTTACAAAGAGAAAGATGAAAAGACAGGAGAAAGCAGAAATGTAAAGGAGAAGTCTATTGTAGTCAACGCTCCTAAGAAGAAGTTTAGAAAGTTCAAGAAGCAAATGAAACGTCTTGGTAAGGCAGCTAACCAAGATACTGTAATCACAAAGAGAGCAAAGTCCTCTGCTCAATTGAATCCAACCAATAAAAGGGGTGGAAAGAAATCAATTAGAATAGGACGAGTGAAACCCAACACTACCTCACCTGAAGGACAAACAAGGGTCAAAGGAAAAACTTACACCTACGGGTAATTCATTATGACAATCACTGATTTTGGAATCGAGACACCTCTCGATGAGTTTGATAGTATTCGTGAATATTTTGATGACGATCAGTGGGAACTAATCTATGATGCATTACTAGCAGAGTCTGCTGTGTGTTCAGAAGATGACATCGAAAAATATAATGTTATCCTTCGTAAAGTACAGACATTGTTTGATATCACTGGAGAAATTGATAGATGACTAAGACCTTTGATGACAGTAACTGGCGTGAAGAATATAAATCATATACAAGTAGTGCTAGAGAACTAGATCTATTAGAGAATGGACCTAAGAGTCTATCTCAGTCATGGATACTAGGTGCATTATATAATAAATGGAAAAGGATAAAGGGTTATAAAGATCCTGAACCTCCCAATTGCCAAAGTTCTTTACAGGAGTTTTTTAAAAAGCATGGATAAACCTACAGACCTGTATCAAGATATGGAAACTCTCAACAGTCTTTATGAAGAACTTTGTTGGGATACTAATCATCATCTAGAATTTGTACCTGACTATGCAAATGATCAAATCATTATAAGGAACAAAACTAAAGATGAGTCTTCAAGATTACATAAAGTTTCCTAGAAAAGATTGGTCTAAGGAAAAGTGGTTGCAACATGCTTGGGTGCAACGTCACAATCCATGGATAACTGAAGATGATCGTCAGTATTGGCGAGATAAAATTGCTGAACTTACCCAATGATTTTTTTAATCGGTATCATGTCATTTGCGAACTTTGTATTCTATCCATTAGTGATAGGTACACTGGTTGCTGTAGTAATAGAACAGATTCTTAGAGCAAAAGGGGATGATGATAACCCTAAAGATGTAAAGAATGTTTTTGTTGCTATGGGTGTTAGAAAATACCTATGGCGACAATCGTGGTTATTCAATATAATATGGTTTGTATCATATTTTATTCTTATGTTAACAGTGGGCAGACAAGGACAACAACCAATGCCTGATATGATTTGGCAGGGGTAATGGAATTAAAAGAATGGCTCAATAGCATCAATAGTTCTAAGAAGAATTTCATTGATGAAGATCCTTTATTAGAGAAGGAGTATCCAGCATATATTGTGAACAGATGTATGTCTGGACATATGGATGCTTTGATGTATGCGAATGAAATGAATATCAATCCCCAATTGGACAAGAAGCTGCAATATGACTTTTATCTAAATACATTACGATCCAAGAAGAGGTTTTCTCCTTGGGTGCGAAAAGAAGAAATATCAAACCTTGATATTATTAAATCACACTATGGATATAGTGATGATAAAGCAAGGCAGGTTCTTCCTCTTATTAGCAATACTGAACTTGAACACATTCGTAAACGACTTGATAGAGGAGGATTAAAATGAATTCCAGTGAACCCATATACGAGTGGTCTCCCGATAAAATGATTGAAGTGGTTCTAAAAGAACCCGATGATTTTTTAAAAGTAAGAGAAACACTTACAAGGATAGGTGTAGCATCTCGTAAAGAAAAGAAGTTATATCAATCTTGTCATATTCTTCATAAGCAAGGTAGATATTATATCGTACACTTCAAAGAATTATTTGCTCTTGATGGTAAGAAAGCTAACTTGAGTATAAATGATGTGCAAAGAAGAAATAGAATTGTTAAACTCCTTGTTGATTGGGGTTTAGTTATAATTGATGATAAGGTACTAGAAAGTATTCAAGATGTATCTCCTTTGAATCAGATCAAAGTTATTTCATTTAGAGAAAAGGGTGAGTGGTCTCTTGAGACAAAATATAACATAGGTAAAAAGAAGGTAGTGACACCCGAATACGAGTAGGACACTAAACTGTTATAATTAATAGTGTCGCCTACGGGGACATTTAAAACTAGACGCTCAAGGAGGTCACTATGTTCGGTCCGAACAGTATAACTTTGTCTGTGCCTGATACACAGAAGTACCTAGAAAAGGTACAAAAAAATATGATAGGATTCGAGGATTGGTTCAACGAATTCGATCAGCACTTTGCAAACACAAACTACCCACCTTATAATACTATAAAGGTTTCTAATCATGAGTATAGGGTTGAGGTAGCATTAGCAGGTTTCAAGAAAGAAGACCTAAAGGTTTATACCGTTGAAGGTAAACTCGTCATCGAAGGTAAGAAGGGTGACGGTGTTGAGCAAGATTATGTACATAAGGGATTAGCACAACGTGCCTTTACTCGTACTTGGTCATTACCTGAGCAATACGTAGTCAAGGAAGTAAGGTTCGAGGACGGACTTTTACTTGTTGACATTGAGAAGATTATCCCAGATGCCCAACAGCGTAAAGACTGGCTCTAAATACAACTACGGATGATATAATTTTGTAGTGTATTCAAGAGTACTGAAACACATCAAAGCGTCAGATCTCCGTGAGA